GGGGCCAGCAGACCATGACTGTTCAGGGCTATGTTGCCGGAGCGACCCCTTTTTTCATTCCATCAAACTCGGTTGTGAATGTAACTCGCTCGCCGAATCTGATAACAACGATTATGGTTCTCGATGGGATAACCAATAACGGCAACGGAACCCTGACTCAGAGTGTCTGGTCATCAGATGGCTGGGGGAAAGATAAAACGTTTCCCGGCACAGTCTGGCAGATTTTACCCGCAGGGCAGAGTGGAAACCGTGGTTTGCTCATTGAGGATTCGACAGACTTTATTGCGATCACTGATGTCAGCCGTGTTGCTTCCTGTGTTTTCAGTGGAACGGTCAATGTAAATGGTACTTACCCACTTCCGGCCAAAGGGCTCGTTTTTGCCCGCTGGAATGACAGCGCAGCTACGCTTGAATGTGATGGTAATAATATTTACTCCCGGCAGGATTACACGGGCTATGACGATATTGCCCGTTCTGTGAATGTCGATATTGCGATTTTTGCGGTTCAGGCTCCTGTACCCGGGAGAGGATTAAATTTCATCAACGCTGCTGGCCAGTGCACTTTCTCTACCACCCGCCGTCCATTTATATTCCGCAATCAGTTTTATTCACCGGGCAATAGCTGGGTCGATATTGGCAACAGCATGATTGCGCTTGGCTGCTATGGTTTCAACTCTTCAACAGCCAGCGGGTGGTGCAACATGCGATCCAAGGGACTGGTGATGAGCGGAAACTCGGTAAAATGTGGGAATGGCCGTGTCCGTTCCCGATGGACCGACAAGTATTCTGTGACCGGCGAGAGATATACCGGAATGAGTATTCCCATCATCCCCGCAATGTATTGACACAACCCCACTAACAAGCCCCGCCATGGCGGGGTTTTTTATTACCTGGAGAAAATATGATTTATACCACTGGCACTATTGCCATCAGCGGAAATACCCTAACAGGTACCGGAACAAATTTTACAGCAGCTGGCTCGTTAATTCGCAACGGCTGTACCGTCATCGCACTGACCAGCCCCGTGCAGGTTTTCCAGATCACCGCGGTTGGAAGCGCAACTTCTCTTACCGTTACGCCAGCCGCTAACCCTGCCGTACCTTCCGGTACCAAATACGCCATTCTTCTCAGCGACAGCCTGAGTGTCGATGGTCTGGCGCAGGATATTGCTGAAACATTCACGATGTACCAGCGCTATATGAGCGGTTTCGCGGATGTGATGAACGGCACCACAGATGTCACCATCACGATTAACGGTGCGGCCGTCACGGTACCGGGTCAGAAGTCGCTGGCTAAAAAAGGAGCCAACAATGATATTACAAGCCTGAGCGGGTTGACCACGGCGCTAAGTATTGAACAAGGTGGCACTGGAGCAAAAGATACTTCGGGAGCGCTTGCCAACTTCGGGATAAAGACTGCAGCGATGCGTGATGTCGGAACTGGCCATAATCAAATACCCGATATGGGGGGGTTTTCAGTATCACTGGGGGTTAATGGCTGGGCAAAATTACCTAATGGTTTGATATTCCAATGGGGCTCCGCAGGCCCATTAACCCCACAAAACCCTGATGCAATAGCGAATTTCAATATTACATTTCCAAATAAATGTTTATTTATTACTGAACATGACCAGGGGAATGCAGCTCGAAAAACTGAAGTTCAAATTGGTTATTTAACAAATACAGCTTTCACTTTATATAATTTAGGCATTCTGGACAGGACAGCTCCGACCGGACTCCAGCCACCGATTACGGCATATGTCCCCTGGTTTGCGATAGGATATTGATATGAGCAATTACGTTTATAGCCCTAAAAATAATGCATTTTATGCTGTGTCGCTAAAGGATGCGTATGAAATGGCAGGCTCCTGGCCTGACGACAGTAGCGATATTAGTGATGAGATGTTCATTGAATTTACCGCGAGCGCACCTGAAGGCAAAGTGAGGGTCGCCGGAGATGACGGCATGCCGGTATGGGCTGATATTCCACCCAAGACTCCCGAGCAGTTACAGGTTCAGGCTGAAAAAGAGCAGCAGCATTTACTTAATACTGCCAGCGGCATTACTGAGGACTGGCGCACAGAGCTGGCTCTTGGAATTATCAGCAATGATGATAAGGCTAAATTGACTGCGTGGATGGGGTATATAAAGCAAGTTAAGTCCGTCAAGATTGAGGAAGCCAAAGAACCGGGATTCAGCTGGCCTGAACAGCCGGCAATGTAAACCTCCTTGATCTGCACACCCTTTAAAACTACTGTATATAAAAACAGTAAAAGGAGTGCAGATCATGCCCCGCAAATCAGACATTCACAGCGCATTTGTCGCTGCCATACAGCTAAACCCTAAGGGTTATCAGTGCCTTCGCACCGACGACTTTATCCGAGAACTGCGCGCCAGAAACTGGCATTTCAGCCAGAAAGATGCCAACGAGTGGATTGAGTATTATCAGGAGTTCTTCGTCGACAAGACGCCGGACAACAGCGAAAACCGTCTCTGGATGCTCCGCAACATGGGGAGGGTCCACTGATGGGATTTCCTTCACCGGCGGCTGATTTCGTAGCACCGCGTTTATCTCCGGAAATTATCTGCGGGATCGGCATGGACAGCCGCATCCTCGAAACCTCGTCTGGCTTTGCGGTTATCGAGCCGTGCACCAGACTGGTACAGAATCAGGTTCTGCTAATCCTCAGCGGCGGACGGACTCAGTTTGCCAGGGTCATGGGCAGGGCGCTGATTTGTGATGATGGTGAAGCGATAGAGGGGGAGGCTGCGGAAGAGGTTGAGGTGATGGGGCGGGTGACGTTCTTCATCAACAGCGTGATGCAGGATGACAGGGTGGTGTGATGGGGCATGGGTGGGGCATAAAGTTACCGCGAAACGACGTTAGTTCATTGCACATGACAAATCGTATCGCGGCAACATAGCAGAAGTTACCGCACATCAATCCAACATCAAGCCACTTCGTTAAAAGACTTAATAGTCTCCAGATGAAGATCGCCTGCAGCACCGGGGTACCGAGGAACGGGATCAGCGTGATGACGTCTTTACTGCTCAGCGAGCTGCCGATCCCGAGCATGATCCCGCAGAACGAGAGGAGTGCCACGGGCAGCATAAAGGTTTTACCCAGTTGCTGGAAAAATTCCCACAGCGATATTTTTTGTGCTGCTTTCGCCGTCATAAAACGACTCCTTTATTGTTAAAATCAGTTTGCCTGCTTCAATGCTGCGAGAAGATAAAACGTTTTATCAAAGTTTAGTGCGCGCTAAATCACATTCTCAGGCTTTGACTGGTAGTATAAAGATAACGTATTAATAAAACGTTTTACCGATCTCATTTCAGGGAGTCACGCCAACACATGGCTGTAGCGAAAAAAATCACCATCAACGATGTCGCGCTGGCGGCGGGCGTTTCCGTCAGCACCGTTTCTCTGGTGCTAAGCGGAAAAGGGCGCATCTCTCCTGCGACCGGTCAGCGGGTGAACGAGGCGGTTGAGCAGCTGGGTTTTGTGCGTAACCGTCAGGCGTCGGCGCTGCGCGGCGGGCAAAGCGGAGTGATTGGCCTGATTGTTCGCGACCTGACGTCACCTTTCTATGCGGAGCTGACCGCCGGGTTAACCGAAGCGCTTGAAGCGCAGGGGCGGATGGTCTTTCTTCTGCACGGCGGTCGCGAGGCCGATCAGCTTCTTTCCCGGCTCGATATGCTGCTGAATCAGGGTGTTGACGGGGTAATCGTCGCCGGAGCGTCGGGCGTGGGCAGCGAGCTGTGCGAGCGCGCCGCCGAAAAAGGCGTGCCGCTGGTGTTTGCTTCGCGCGCCAGCTACCTCGACGAGGCCGATACGCTGCGCCCGGATAACATGCAGGCCGCGCAAATGCTGACCGAGCATCTTATTCGTCGCGGACACCAGCGCATTGCGTGGCTCGGCGGGAAAAGCTCGTCCCTGACCCGCGCCGAGCGGGTCGGCGGCTACTGCGCGACGCTGATTAAATACGGCCTGCCGTTCCACAGCGAATGGGTCGTGGAGTGTGAATCCAGCCAGAAGAAAGCGGCGGAAGCGATAGGCGCGCTGCTGCGCAGCAGTCCGACGATCAGCGCCGTGATTTGCTACAACGATGTGATTGCCATGGGCGCCTGGTTTGGCCTGATCCGCGCCGGGCGTCAGAGCGGCGAGGGCGGGGTGGAAACCTTCTTCGGCCATCAGGTGGCGCTGGGGGCGTTCGCCGACGTCGGTGAAAACGCGCTAGACGATCTGCCGATCGTCTGGGCTACCACCCCTGCGCGGGAGATGGGCTACACGCTGGCGGACAGGATCATGCAGCGTATCGACAACACGGACGTTCAGGCCGGACACCAGATTGTGGCGGCGCGGCTGGTGACGGTGAAATAATATCAGGCGGGTTGCGTTAGCGGATTGAGCAACAGTTCGGCTTCCAGCGCTTCCACAAACTTTCGTACTTTAGCCGGGATCAGCCGGGAGGTCGGGTAAACCGCCCAAACGGCCAGCGATTCCGGGTGGGCATCCTCCAGGACGATCCGCACGAGTTTACCCTCTCTGAACGCCGGCTCTACGTACCAGCGGGATAAATTGGCGATCCCCAACCCTCCCAGGCAGGCTTCGAAAATGGCCTCAATAGAGTTCGCGGAGAATCGGCCCGACACCTTTTGTTTGTAGCGCTGTTCACCCTGTTCGAATGACCAGTGGACGGTATCTGACGTGGTCAGACAGCTGTGTGCCGCCAGATCGTTAAACGATTTTGGATAGCCATTCGCGGCAAGATACGCAGCGCTGGCGCAGAGATCGCGAGGGTTGTGACACAGGCGATGGGCAACCAGCCGGTTATCGCGCAGCGGCGCAATGCGTAACGCCACGTCTATGCCTTTTCCGACAATATCAACCTGTTCGTCGGTGGCGAGTAAATCGACCTGCAGGGCGGGATGTTGCTGCATGAACCGGGTCAGCATGGGAGCAACGATCTTACGACCAAACCCCGCTGAGGCGGTAATGCGCAGTCGTCCGGAAAGGTGCGTCCCCTCGGGAAACAGATCGGCCAGCGCGTTATTTTTATCTTCCAGCAACGCCTGCGCATGGGGCAAAAAAACGGCCCCATCGCTGGTGGGTGAGAGGGAACGCGTGGTGCGGTGCACCAGCCTGACCCCCAGTTCAGCCTCAAGATTATTAAGAGACCGTGATGCCGCCATGGCGCTCACAGAGAGCCGACGCGCGGCGCCCGCCAGGCTACCCGCCTTGACGGCTTCGACAAACACTTCAACGTCTTCCAGTTTCATTGTATCGATTTTCGTTATGCTGACTTATCAAAGTACATATCTACATTATTTATCGTTACGCTGCCATAGTCTCTTCACAACCTGAAAAATATCAATCTGGAGTGAAGATGAAAAAGTTGAAAACGGTTCTGGCGCTCAGCGGCCTGCTCCTGGCAGGCACATCGTGGGCAGATGCCCCGGCGCAGGTGAAACAGCAGGTTCCGGGCTATTATCGTCTGGCGGTCGGGGAATATGAGGTGACGGCGCTGTTCGACGGCTATAACGATCTTTCGCCTGCCTTACTACACGGGCTCTCAGGCGAAAAGGTTCGCGAACTGCTGGCTCAACACAAAATTGATGCCGAACGCATGCCTACCGCCTTTAACGCCTTTCTGGTGAATACCGGTAAACACCTGGTCATGATTGACAGCGGGGGTGGCCACTGCATGGCGGAAACGGCCGGCCAGCTGGTCAGCAATATGAATGCATCAGGGTACCGTCCCGAGCAGGTTGATACCATTTTCCTGACCCACCTGCATCTTGACCACGTGTGCGGCCTGAGCGATGCAGAGGGTAAGGCGTTGTTCCCCAATGCCACCGTCTACGTACCGCAGGGGGAGGCCGACTACTGGCTTGATCCCGCAAAAGAAGCGAGCGCGCCGGCTAATGCGAGGGAGTATTTCGCTATCGCCAGGCATGCGCTGTCCGCGTATAAAGCCGCCGGGCACCTTAAAACCTTCGTCCCGCCAGCTTCGCCTGTCCCGGAAGTCCAGACGGCATATGCCATAGGGCATACGCCAGGCAGTACCGTTTATCGCTTCGCGTCGCAGGGGACGGCTATCAACTTCATTGGGGATTTGATTCATGCTCCTGCCGTCCAGTTCCCGCACCCTGAAGTGTCTATTCACTTTGATGTCGATCCGAAAAAAGCCATCTCATCCAGGGCGCAGGAGTTTAACACGCTGGCAAAAGACGGTGAGTGGATGGCCGCAGCGCATCTGCCTTTCCCCGGTATTGGGCATATCACCGCCTGGCAGCAGGGCTATAGCTGGAATCCTGTCAATTACGGTCCTTATCAACGTGCGGCCAACGTGCCTCTGCTGAAATAAAGTGAGGTGACGAGCATGAAAAGTTACACCGTAACGGCAAACGGTATTCGTCAGTTTGTGGTCGAAGAGGGTGAAGGTGCACCGGTTATTCTCCTGCATGGTTTTCCTGAAACAAACTATGCCTGGCGCTACCAGATACCCGTACTGTCCCGGCACTACCGCGTGATTGCACCGGATTTACGCGGGTATGGCGAAACGGATAAACCTGCTTCTGGCTATGATAAGCGCAACATGGCGCGGGACATCCGGGAGCTGATGCGTGTCCTGGGTTTACAGAAAGTGGTGCTGGTGGGGCACGATCGCGGGGCGC